TAGAACTACGTATGTTAGCTCATTACATGAAAGATGATGAGTACACTAAGGAGGTGATCAATGGGGATGTCCACACTAAAAACCAACTCGCTGCTGGTCTTGAGAGTAGGGCGCAAGCAAAGACGTTCATCTATGCCTTTCTCTATGGAGCAGGGCCGGCTAAGATTGGATCAATTGCTCAAGGGAGCGCCGAGGAAGGAAAGAAACTCATCGCCCGCTTCCTTAAGAATACGCCAGCTCTCAAGACACTTAAAGATAAAGTTAGCAAATATGCAGAGAAGGGGTATTTACCTGCCCTTGACGGTCGTCGATTATGGGTACGGTCGGAACACGCAGCACTTAACACGTTGCTTCAAGGAGCTGGTGCGATCTCGATGAAGCAAGGTCTGATCCATCTACATGAGTCATTGAAGAAACATAAGATACCTGCACACTTTGTGGCTAACGTCCATGATGAATGGCAGATAGAATGTCCTAAGCAGTACGCTGATGATGTTGGTAAACTCGCTGTAGCAGCTATTGAGAAGGCTGGTGTTACCTTGGGTTTACGTTGTCCACTAACGGGTGAATACAAAGTAGGAAACAACTGGAAGGAAACACACTGATGATTACCAACTTTGATGAGATTGATTCTCTTGTTGTAACTATTAAGATAGGAAAGGATGATGCTGGTTATGTAACAATGGACGTTGAAAGTGATAAGTTAGTATCAAACCGTATGATGTTGGCATTGCTACACTCTATTGCTGAATCAGCTACAGAATCAATGATGGCTGAGATACAAAGTAGAATTTTGCTTGACAAGTTTAAGATGAACTGATATACTGTTATTGTATTTTCACTGAGGGAATTAACATGGAACAAAAACCTGTACGTATTGAAGCAACCTTGATGTGGCCCTTTCTTGACAAGCCTAACGATATGTCTGGTAAGTATCAAGTAGATCTGACTAACTTGTCGGACAAGGCTGTTAAGGCTTTGGAAGATATGGGTATCTCTGTTCGCAACAAAGAAGATAAAGGCTTCTTTATTACTACTAAGAGTAACCACACCATCAAAGCACTTGATAAGAACGGTGATGAGGTGCTTGCACACATTGGTAACGGTACAAAGGCTGTGTGTGTTATAGGCTCATACTCATGGACGTTTAAGAACAAGAAAGGTGTATCACCTTCGCTGAAGAAGCTTGTGATCACTGACTTAGTTACTTACAGTGCACAGCCTAAGCAGGACGAAGAGGAAACAGAAGACGTACTGTAATGACTAAACTGCCTATCATTGATGGTGATATCCTTTGCTACCGTGTAGGCTTTGCCTGTAACGAAGAAACAGAGGATACAGCCATAAAGACAATGGCAGAGTTGGTGGAAGAGTTGGTCTACATAGACCTCTCTTCCGATGACTGTGTTGGTTATCTAACCGGTAAGAACAACTTTAGACATGACATTGCTAAGACACAGCCCTATAAAGGAAACAGAAAAGATGCGCCTAGGCCCGTTCATCTTCATCGTCTTCGTGAGTATCTCCATACTGCTTGGGACTTCAGAGTGGTGGACGGACAAGAGGCTGACGATGCAATTGGAATCCATGCCACGCTCTTACGTGACAAATCAGTCATCGTAACCATTGACAAAGACTTAGACATGATTCCAGGTCATCACTATAATCCTGTTAAGAAAGAACATTACTACGTGAACGACAAGGAAGCTATCAAGAACTTCTATCGTCAGATCCTAACTGGTGATAAGGTAGATAACATCGAAGGATTACGTGGTATTGGTCCTAAGAAGGCTGATAAGATCTTAGGTGACTATGACACTGACCTAGCCATGTATGAAGCTGTTCTGAAGGCTTATGATGGCAATGCTGAGCGTGTGTTAGAGAACGGACAACTACTGTGGATTAGACGTAAGGAGGATGAGCTATGGCAACCACCGACACCATCGTCTACCTAGAATGGGTTGACGCTGTAGCTAGTACAGGCTGGCAAGTAAAGGGTAACGGTACGTTAGCGAAGTGTAAGTCCATTGGTTTTATGACACATGAAACTGACGATGAAGTACACCTAGCAGCAGCTATAGGGGAGAATGATTGCAATGCTGTCATGATCATTCCTAAAGGCTGGATAAGTAATTGGACGGAGATTGACATTGAAGCCTTCAAGCGCAAAAAACAAAGGAAGACTGCTGCAAAAATTGGTGGTGCAAAAGTTAAGAGACACTTTCAATCTAAGCGAACATGATTGCAAAAGCACACCAATGGGTACACAGGGCGAGGATGTCTGGCTCTCGACGAACGCACTGGAACGATTTAGGTACGGCGTTGAGTGCAAGAACAGAGCAAGAATCGCAGTCTACACAGACTATGAACAAGCAATACGGCACTGTGAAGGCAAAGATAAAGAACCACTCTTAGTCATCAAGCAGAATAGATCTGATCCTTTAGCACTGGTTAGCCTAGATCACTTCATTGACCTAGCATCAAAGGCTAAGCTGTGGGAAATACATCAGAAGCAGAAGACTGTAGAGGAAAGCAAACAAGCCACTAGGATGAGAAAGGTTTATGGCCAACATTAAAGTAGATTACATCAACCACATGGGCGATGACTTAACAGTTGTCAATGCTGCTCGTGTTAGCTTTGACAAAGAGTCAGAAGCTATCAATTGGTATGACACAGAGCAAAGTAACCATTACTTCCCTTTACCTGTGTTAGATCCTAAAGATATCAAACTGATTAAGTACCTGGCTAAACATAACCATTGGAGTCCCTTCAGCCACTGCTTTATCCAATTCAGGATCAAAGCACCTATCTTTGTAGCTAGGCAGTTGATGAAGCATACGGTAGGGTTAGCCTGGAATGAAGTCAGTAGACGCTATGTTGATAGTTCACCAGAGTTCTATCAACCTACGTACTTCAGACGTAAAGCACCAAATGTCAAGCAAGGAAGTTCATCAGAACCGGTAAAAAGTCACACTGATTGGAATGCAACAGTTGACAAGTACACTGCTTACATGATAACATTGTATGACCTAATGCTTAAGGAAGGTATTTGCCCTGAGCAAGCTAGGATGATACTCCCCCAATCCATGATGACTGAATGGTATTGGAGTGGGAGCCTTTACGCCTTTGCTAGAGTATGTCAATTAAGGTTAGCAAAGGAAGCTCAAGCAGAGACAAGGATCGTTGCAGAGAACATCTGCCGATACTGCTCTGAAATATTCCCTAATGCGTGGGATGCCCTTATGAACGGAGATGAAGATGAACGATAGTACAATTAGGTTTCATATGTTTATCATGTCAGAAGAAGATGAAGACGGAAAAAAATACAACGCTGATTATGGTTTTCCTTTAAATCATACCGTTGACATCAACGTTACCTACGATAGTGGCGTTGCATGGCCTAAGTTGTTAGAGAAAGCCTGTGAAGTCATCGGTGCTTACTACGGTTACGATGTCAAAGAGAAAGTATTCGTTAAACAGTTTGACAAGATCGTTAACATCTTCGGACACGATGATCCTACAAACTACGAAACAGACTCAGACGCTGATGAGAATCCTGCTACTTGATATTGAATCAGCACCTAACACTGCGTATGTTTGGGGTCTGTTTCAACAAAACATCAGCATCAGTCAGATCGTAGACAGTAGCAGTGTTTTGTGTTGGTCCGCTAAGTGGTATCAAGGTGATCAGTTAATGTTCAGCAGTATCCTAAACGGTAAGAAGACTATGCTAAAGAAGATCCATAGTCTCTTAGATGAGTGTGATGCTGTGGTACATTACAATGGAACTAGGTTTGACATACCAACACTTAACAAAGAGTTCCTCGAGGCTGGTATGTCTCCTCCAGCACCTTACCATCAGATTGATCTGTTGAAGACTGCTAGAAAGGAATTTAGGTTTCCTAGCAACAAGCTGGACTATGTAGCTAGAGCGTTAGGGCTCGGACAAAAGACTAAGCATGAAGGCTTTGAACTTTGGATCAAGTGTATGAACAAAGACAAAGCAGCCTGGGAAGTCATGGAGCAGTACAATAAACAAGATGTCATATTGCTGGAGAAGGTCTATGAGCGATTTCTTCCCTGGATTCGAACCCACCCTAACGTCTCAGTCAACAAAGACCACCGAAGCTGTACACGATGCGCTAGTATCAATTTACAGAGGAGAGGGTTTAGCACATCACTCACTGGAAAGTATCAACGTTACCAGTGCCAAGACTGCGGTGGATGGCAACAACAAAGAAGGAGTGAACCAATTGCTGCCGAAATACTCAAACCAAGCTAAACAGGTTGGTGGTGATCACTACAAGCAGACAACACTACAACCTTGGGATGTAATATCAGCATGGTCATTAGACCCTTGGTTAGCTAATGTTATTAAGTATGTACAGAGACACCAACGTAAGAATGGTAGGGAAGATCTACTTAAAGCAGTACACTATCTGGAGTATGTGATTGAGAACTATGACTTAGTAAAGAGTAAGTACTATAAGGAGTAACTATGGCTTTAACGATTCTGGACTTATTTGATAAGCTTAAGAGACTAGATGAGATCTCGCTGATGGAGATCTTAGGGATAACAACAGAAGAACTGGTAGACAGGTTTGAGGACAGAATCGAAGCCATGTTTGACCAACTTGTTGACGAAATAGATGACACCGAAGAGGAAGAAGAATGAAGTTAAATAACTACTCAAGTTTTATCCACAAAAGCCGCTACAGTCGTTTCATTGACGAACAAGGCAGACGTGAGAACTGGAGTGAAACAGTTGATCGCTACATGGGTTTCATGAAGAAACAACTGTTAGACAAACACAAGTATGAGATCCCACAACACATCTATAAGACAGTGCATAAAGCTATCCTTAACATGGATGTAATGCCTTCGATGCGTTGTATGATGACTGCTGGAGAGGCACTTGAGCGTCAGAACATTGCTGGTTATAACTGTAGTTATCTGCCTATCGACGACCCTAAGTCCTTTGATGAGGCTATGTACATCCTCTTATGCGGTACAGGCGTTGGATTCTCAGTAGAGGCTAAGTATGTTAATCAACTCCCTGAAGTCCCTGATCAGTTATTTGATAGTAAAACTACTATCGTTGTATCCGATAGCAAAGAGGGTTGGGCTAAAGCATTACGACAACTCATTGCTTTACTATACGCTGGAGAAATTGCAACCTGGGATGTATCCAAAGTTAGACCTGCTGGCTCCAGACTTAAGACCTTTGGAGGCAGAGCTTCTGGTCCAGAACCCCTCGTTGAACTATTCAAGTTTGTTATTAGGAAGTTCCAAGCGGCCAAAAATCGTCGTCTCTCGTCCCTTGAATGCCATGATATTCTGTGCAAGATCGGGGAGGTTGTTGTTGTTGGTGGTGTGCGGCGTTCTGCGATGATCTCTTTAAGCGATCTTAGTGATGATCGTATGGCACACGCTAAAGCAGGAGCATGGTGGGAACAACAAGGACAGCGTAGCTTAGCTAATAACTCTGCTGTGTATGATGTAAAGCCTTCAGTAGGGCAATTTATGCGTGAATGGTGTTCGATCTATGAGAGCCATTCAGGTGAACGTGGTATCTTTAACAGAGATGCATCGAAGAAGCAAGCAGCTGTTAATGGCCGTAGAGATCCTAACCATGACTTCGGTACGAATCCTTGCTCAGAGATTATCCTTCGTCCTTACCAGTTCTGTAACCTCACAGAGGTCATTGTTCGTGATACGGACACTCTTCAAGACTTGATGTACAAAGTACGTGTAGCATCGATTCTAGGTACTTGGCAGAGCACAATGACTACCTTCCCATACCTACGTAAGATCTGGGAAAAGAACACCGCTGAAGAGCGTCTATTGGGTGTATCGCTGACAGGTATCTACGATCATAAGCTACTGAATGATCCTGATGATAAAGCGTTACCAGCAAGATTGGAGATGTTGAAAAATGAAGCAATCATTGCTAATGAAGTTACAGCAAGTGCTCTTAATATCCCTGTCTCTGCTGCTATCACTTGCGTCAAGCCTTCTGGTACTGTGTCTCAGCTTTGTGGCACTGCTTCTGGCATTCATCCTCAACATGCCCAGTATTACATTAGGCGTGTACGATCAGATAAAAAAGACCCTCTCACGGCGTTTATGATCGAACAAGGTATTCCTAGTGAACCTTGTGTGATGAGACCAGATAGCACTACCGTGTTCTCATTTCCTATGAAGGCTCCTGAAGGTGCTATCACTAGGGATGATGTTGATGCTATATCCCACCTTAACTTATGGCGTGTGTATCAGCTTCATTGGTGCGAACATAAACCTTCAGTGACTATATCAGTTAATGAGAATGATTGGCCTACTGTAGGGGCTTGGGTGTATGACAACTTTGATATCTGTACTGGTGTATCATTCTTACCAATGGACTTAGGGACATATCGACAAGCACCTTATCAGGATTGTACAGAAGAAGAATACAACGCTTTGTTAGCTCAGATGCCTATTAACATTGACTGGGATCAGTTAAAAGAAAACGAAGACAATGTTGAAGGCGCACAGCAATTGGCGTGTGTTTCCGGCGTTTGTGATCTATAGATAAAAAAAAGACCCCTGCAAAGGGGTCTATAAAGGTCACTAAGGAAAACTATGCCGAATATATGGGGTTGGTCGTTTCTATCAGGGTTTATGTTGGGTATCTGCTATTCTGACGATTTTGTCGTAACTGACGAGGACGGAGACGAGGCTTTTCTCGAAGGGTTCTTCGTCTTTATTAATATTGCTATCTTTAGCTTTGTTGTTGGTTGGGCTAAGGAAGAGTGATGCCTCAGCTTCACGGCGAAGAATCAAGCCTCTGGTTACTTTACCTGCTGCAAGATTCCAACGCTTTAGTTCTTGAGCAGCTTCCTCCCATCGTTCTTGGTTTATTCTTGTTCGCATCGTGGATGATCGGAGCCTAGCTGGTCCTAAGTTGTAAGTCCAACTAAGGATCGCTGCAGCTTTATTATCGTGTTTCGTCAACACTGGACAGGCTTTGTAGACTTGAAGTAGGAATCTTTCTGCATCAAGTTCGAACAATTCCTGTCCTCTTTCTTTTGAGATCTCAGGATCATCTAAGGTAACCCTATCACCATTCTCATACATGGTTGATCCCCAGCCTATGGTGGGGACGTTAGCACTGCATAGATAAGGTTTACTTCTCCAGCCTTCGAATCTCTTGATTAACGGTTCAGCGATGGCGATTACTTTAGACAAAGACATTGTTTTTCTTACTACAATTTTCTGATTCAGTTAATATTTGTAAATTCCAAGGAACATGAAGACCAGAAACAATAGAATTCTTTAAAGGTATAATATGATCAACATGGTGTGTTATACCAGTCTGAAAAGACTTTGCTTTGGCTATTTCATAAAACTCTTGAATCTGTACCAACTGTATCGGAGTTAACCACTTAGGCCGAGCTTTCATTTTTCTTGTGTATCTATCCATACAAGCTGCGTTATGTCTTGCGGAATTATCTAACTTCCACAACTTTGCTCGCTCTTTGTAAGAATCTTTGTTTTCTTTGTAATTCTTCTTAGCTTTTTCATTGATTCTCTCTTTGTTAGCTAAGTAATACTGTCTTTTCTTTTCTCTCAACACTTCCTTGTTCTTTTCTCTATATTTCCTGTCTTGCTCAGACTTTTTAGCTTTATCTATCATTTCTTTGAAGACTCCCAAACTCTCCCGACAAAATAAAACGATAGTATCATAGCAAGCATTCCCTCGTCGAAATCAGTCCAGCCTGTAACGAGTACGGAAGTCCAACTACCGTCTTGTAAGAAAGCTAAGTAAAGTCCTGCAATCTTTACTGCTGAGTAAAAGAAAACAAACCAGTAAGTCACTGCTGGCCTAACCAGTGCTGACAGCGATGCTACCCACTTCCAAGCCCTGCTGTCAGACTCTGCTTGTTGTTTGAATGCTTCACCGATAGCATCTAATTCATGCTCTTGTAGACGTTGATGTCCCTGCTGTAGAGCAAACTCTGCTTGCATCTTAGCGATAGATACTTCAACATCTAACTTCTTTAGTTCATGCTCTCTTTCAAACTTCCTATCTAATATCTTAAGAAGCTCTGGAGCAAGTCTAAAAGCACCACCGATCAGAGCACCAATGAGTTCAAACATCATTATCTCCCTACATCAAACCTAGGTAATTCTTCTTTGAAGATACCTCGCTGTTCTTGACGATACTTAACAAAAGCATCTCTGAATTCAGGGTTTCTGATATTCTCTGACATAAACTGTTTACGTCCAGCTTCTCTAGCTTTTTCTACAATCTTCTCTATTCTGGTAGCTCTAACCCTAGGATCTTCGATACGATTCAAAGCATCTACTCTAGGTGCTAGTGTTCGCTCTACAGCCTCACCAGTGAGCTGACGTAAGCGACTAAGCTGCTCAGCATTTAACTCCATACCGTACAGTCTCTTAGTTACTGGTCTTATAGATACATAAGGATTATCAAGCAACTGCTGTACTGGTGTTTGCTCAGCCTCTCTAGAAGCTAACCCAAGAACTTGCCCTGGAGCTACAGCCTTAGGCTGACCAAGTATGTCAAACTTCGTTGGTAACTCTTCTCTTAATCCTGGTATACGATTCATTAGTGAAGCAACAGCACTATCCACTTCTTTGTTAACAGGATCTTGTAGACGTGCTACAGAGCCTACAACAGCAGGTACTAGAGAACCAACGGTATTGTTTAGAATCTGTGGACCATAACGCTCTGCATCTGTTGCAGCCATAACAAAGTTAGCAATACCAGCTAAGAATGTTTTCTCAACAAGGTTATCCCTCATAACAGACATGAAACCAGAAACCAATTTGTTTGCTTCTTCGTTCTTACCTTCACGAATAAGATCTTTATATCGTGACATAACATCTAAAGTAAAACCTAGTGTAGATGATACAGGTTCAATCCTTGAGTAGTCATACCATTGGTCACCTATCTTGATAGACATCTCAGGTATACCAGCAGCTTCTTTGGTAGCTCTTTCTTTATCACTATGATGACCAGTTATTGTGTCTGATTCATATAGACCAATAATGCTTGATATCGTAGCTAATCCCATTAAGTTCTTTGCTACAACGTTAGAAAACTTATCTGTACCAGCATAAGCTAAAGCACTTCCTGGTGTGTACCTAAAGAAATCTTTAGTGATGTTGATTGGTGTTTTAATAAACGGTATGACAAAAGACAACAAAGGATAGTCGTTCCTTAGTTTTGTTAGTGTATTACCTACCTTACCTAGATCTGCTTGGAATGTATTCTCTTTAGCAAACTGAGTAATAGACGCTGCTTCTCTTTCAAGACCAGCTAACCGCATTTTAGTCATCCAGTTTTCATCCTGGAAATCTATAGCTTGTAACTTAGATACTAATGCCTGTCTAGCAGCAGCAATCTCTTCAGGAGTTGCGTCAAGATTATCTCTCATATTAAGCTTACGGAACTGATCATCACTTATACCGTAAGCATAGCGATACTTCAGTGCGTTAATTTCCATTCTACGGAAAAATGCTTTAGAGAATTCATCTACCGCTACAGATACCCTGGTAGGTAAACGAACAAGTTCACCAAGTGCTTCAGCAGGTTTAGACGGTTCAATGTAAGTAACAGTACCATCAGCGTTAGTGGTGATCTTACCTGTACCAATAGCCTTAGTTCTAAAGTTCTCTAAAAACTTATTAACATCTTTAGACCCTACAGCATAAGTTAAATCTAAAGGAGCGCCATTAAGGAAACCTCTACCAGCAAACCTCCATGCTTCAGCGAACGATGTCACTAGAGCAGGGAACATTGATAATCCTTCGCGGATAGTCTTACCTTCAGCACCACGTTCAACAACAGATTCAATCATTCGTTCCCAAGGAGCAATAGCACCTTTAAAGAAGGCTGAATAGACGTTAACAACTGGTGTACCTAAACCAGAGATTAGACTATTGACGTAATACTCTTGCATCTTTTTAGCTAACGTAGGATTAGAAGACACAAGTTTTACTACATCTGAAGATAGTTTATTAGCTTCACTGGTTAAACCAGAAGCTTTAGCGTCTAGCTGCATCCTAGCAAAGTCTTGAAGAAACTTCTTACAATTATCACTGACCTTTAGCATGGACCAACTCCAAAGACACTGTTGATGAGTTTATTCTCTTGCTGTGCTTTCTGTATGTTTTGAATGTATCGCAGTGCTCTACCAACTTCAGAGCCTGCTCCCTCCAGTGCAGCACGAAGAGCTACGATATCGTTTTGAGCCTGTACTAACGTAGCTAACGCAGCCTCATCACCTTGCTCTACTAACTTTAGTAATGCAGAATCATTAGCAGTATTCACTGCATGAGAGAAACCCCTAGCAGCTACCTCTAGTTCCTCAGCGTTAAAAGCCTTACCCTTAGACCACGCTGTCTTAACCCATTCACCAGCAAAACCAACATCTTTGTTCGATAAGAACTTATCAACACTATCAATAACTTTCTTGTCCGGTACAACATTTCTTGATGCTGCGGTCATCCTTTGTTGGAACTGTTCACCAATGCTGTCATAAACATCCCTCATGGTTAGACCATCTAAGGTATCACCACGTTCCATGATATGTTTAGACGCTTCAGGCCCAAGCCTAAATATCTTCTCTCGCTGTGCTTCGGACAAGTCTTGCCACTTATAACGTGGTACAACAGCACGTACAACAGCTTCTGCATTACAGACACGCATCTAGTATTCTCCTTAGTGAAGGCGTATTCTCTAGTACATCTATCGCCTCATCAAATGTCTTAGGTAACTGAGTGAGATTAGCTTCATCTAAAGCTTTTAATACATCGTCACTAGCCTTAACATCTTTTAACACAGTGCGGATATCTTGTCCAGTATCTTTTGCTAGTTGCTGCACCTTCGGTGTAGATATACCTTCATCAGCTACTCTAGCAGTTTGAGTAAAGTAATCATCAGACCTTTTAGTAAGTAAAGCACCTACATTAGGTTGTTCATCAGCAAGCCTTTGCTGCTCCATTTGCATAACCCTAGCAAGCCCTGTAGGGCCTGTAGGAGCTTCTTCAGTGATAGGACGTAATAACGCAGCTTCTTGCTGTACAGAATCTCCTGGGGCTACTCTAGCCTGTTCTCTCTGCATGAATTCAGCAAACCCCATTTTAGGTGGTTGCTCTGATAACAATGCAGCCTGTCTTGGTACAGCACCAGTAGATCCCATTTCTTCAATGATGCGCTGTACTTCAGGAGATTCAAAGGTTGCTGGTGTTGTTGGTTGTTCTACAGCAGCAGATGGTGTTGGAGTAACTTCGTCAGTAGTTTTTAAACCTTTAGAAATATTATCAATCTCTTTACCAAACAACTTACCAATAACACCACCAACAGCACCACCAAAGGCAGTACCAACAGCGATATTCTGTGCTCTTGAATCACCAAACTCTTGGAAGGTAGGTTCTAACGTACCAGCTAATGCACCTGCTGTAGCACCACCAGCAATACCCCTAGCTACGTTAGTTGCTCTAGCTACTGGAATAAGGTTTAGAGGATCAGCTACAGCACCTGTTATAAGACCACCATAACCAGCTACAGGACGTACCTCTCTAGCCATCCTAGCTTTACGTTCACGTTCTATGTCAGGGGTTTCTGTGAATTGTGGTAACTGTACTTCCTCTGGCGAAGAAGGGGCTACCGTTTGTTCAAATGCTGATGGAGCGGCTTGTCTAATAAGCTGTCCTGCTCCACGCATTGAAGCAGTAACACCACGTTCGACGTTGCTTAGGAAAGCCTCACCAGCACCAACATTTTTAGTTAGATAATTTAGTCCTTCATCTGATACTTTAGAAAGATCTCTGCTTATTAAAGCTTTGAGATCACTATCTGACAGTAACGAAAGGTCTAAGGCCATTACTTACCTCTGCCTTGTCTCTTAGCTAATTCATCAGCTAAGAGTTGATCTAAAGTAGGTGTTTGGCTTCCAGGGTAAGGTAAAACATTCGCACCTCCGCTAACATTAAGCATAGACGCTCCTGTGGGGGTAACCCTAACAACAGTTGGGGTTTCTCCTGGTATGCTTGGAGGGATAATAGATACTTTACCCATACTTGTATCTTGACTGACCTGTGCCGCTTGTGCTCCAATTAAACCAACCCTTGCCGCAGATTCGTTAACCTGTGCTTTAAGCTGGTTTAGTTTAGCTATTGCCATAGCCTTACGAACATCATCAGGCATAGCACGTAATTCTGCTTCTTGTTCTCTAATCTTAAGTTGTATAGACTTAATCTCTTCTCTTGCTTTCTGTTGATTTAGTTCTGTTGTAGCAAGACTTGCTCGTTTTGCTTTTAATTCTAAATCATTAGCTGTTTTAGTGAATGTGTTATAAACATCTTGTCTACGTGCTTCTTCAGCAGACGCTCTTGTTTCTTGTCCTTGTGAAGCAGTAACACGCTGTCTACTCTCAGCTATATCAGCTTCTGTCTTCATCTTACCAAGCTCAGTCTTAGCCTTAGACTCTTCAGCAGCCTTAACCTGTGCAGCAGCAGAGATAGCTTCCTGTGTTAGACCAAGCCTAGCAGCTTCTTTAGCCATGATCTTGTAAGCTTCTACAGGGTCTTGTCCATCCCATTGTGCTGAGATAGCATTCTTTAGTTCCTGCCTAGCTGATGCTTCCTTCAGCTTAGGGTCTTCCACACCGAACAACCCTGCAATAGATCTACCAGCACGTTGGCCTGCACTTGCTGCTTGGTACATCAAACCTTGTCCAGCACCTAGCTGTGCCTGACGCATCGCTAATTCCTGATCCTGTTGCATCTGTTGTTGTTGTACATCGTAGATGCTTGGACCAAATAGACTTTGTTGCTGTGCCATTATTGTTCCTTAGAGTACAAAACCACCATAACCAACACCAGCGCCGGACTGTCCTAATGCGTTTAGTGTTGCTTGATCGTATCCTGATGTTATGGATGGGTTTAACAAACCACCTAATAAGTTACCAGCAATACCACCTAAAGTACCTTGGTTACCTAATATCTGATTAGCTACGTTACTACGACCAACAGCTAAAGCATCTAATGCTTTCTGTTGAGCTTGTAAGTTACCTGCTAGACCAAGACTACGTAGGTTACCTTGTGCATTCAAACCAGCTAACTGTGCTGCTAACTGTTGCTGTACACCAGCCTGTTGAGCATTAGCAGCTAACTGTTGACCTGCTAAGCCTGTCTGAGCCTGTGTCATGTAACCCTGTGCTGCTGGTTGAGCGAACAATCCTGCTGCACTGATCCTACCTTGTTGTGCTAACTGACCTAACTGACCAGACAACTGAGCCTGTGCCATCTCTTGCTGTGTTAACTGTTGTATAGGTGCTAGTGCAGCAGTGCCTTGGCTGAGTAACGTACCACGTTCTCCTAAAGCAGCCTGTCTGGACTGTAATTCTCTTTCTAGTTGCTGTCTAGCAATGGCTTGTTCCTGTGCTAACAGCTCTGGTGAAGAACCACCAAAAGCTGACCCACTTACACCCAATCTTCCTTGAGCACGTAACCTAGCCTCTGTAGCAAGTCGTTGACGCTCTACTTCAGGTGCAGACAAAGCAGCTAACTTGTTGTAATAATCCTGGCTAAGCTGATCTACGTCAGTCATCAGCGCTGCATTAGCAGACTGTTGAGCTACCTGAGCAAAAGGATTATACATCTGACGAGCATCTTCAGTCAATGCTGTCTTTAATTGCCCTGTTGTAGGATCTACTGTTGTACCAAACAGTGAACCAGACACACCATACGGTGTAAACTGACCAACCATGTTAGCAGCAGTTTGACCTACATTCATCAAACCTTGCTGTGCTGTGCTTCCTAGTGATTGCGTATAAGGAAGAATACCTTGAGCAATCTGTGTTTGACCTAACCTAGCTGCCGCCCCTGCTGCGTCATATTGACCACCTAATTGATTAGCTAAGTTAGTGTATTCTGTTTGAGTTAGTTGTCCTTGCTGACGTAACTTGTCAGCAGCATCCTGAACCATTGCTAAGTTAGCACCAGAACTAATCAAACCACCAAGAACATTCTGTGCGTTAGTGTTAGTTAATCCTTGTAGTACGGTGTTAGCTGCTGTGGTAAACAACGATGCAGGGTTAAACAATGTACTGGCAGCGCCAGTTGCTGCACCTGTAGCGGCTGTACCAGCACCAACACCAGCACCTGTACCAGCACCAACACCAGCACCTGTACCAGCTCCTACTGCTGTACCACCTAATGCTCCTGCGCCTGTAACCGTACCTGCCCCAGCTCCGGCAGCACCAGCGCCTTCTCCAAGAGCACCTAAGCCACCAAGTTCTGCTGCACCAGCGCCACCACCAAACAAGCCACCAGCAGCTTCCAATAAAGCAGGACCACCAATAACAGCAGCAGCGCCTAAAGCAATCTGAGGAAGTGCTCTAACAAATCGTTGCCACATTGAACGATCTTCAGATACAACCTGACTTACTTGTCCTGTGATAGGGTCTAAGACATCATATCGTTTATTATTACCTGATAGACCTGATTGATCTTCAGACATAGTGACTAGATTATCACCTGAAGGGCCAACAAGCCAGTCACGTCCTTGGAAATTAACTGGGTTATATCGTGTCTCGTTACCGCCTTCTAAGCTTTCTGTGTATCTAGCACTTTCAATGGCTCTCTGAGCAGGTGTTAACTGAGCAACCCTAGCTTGTTCAAACAACCAATCAATTTGCTGATCTTTAGCGCTTCTAACAACGGTTCCACTCTCTTCTTGGAAACCCATCTGATCAGTAAATGTAGGTATGTTTGACTTCGCTGCAACGCCTCTTTCAGAAAACCAAGCAGTATCTTCTGGTTTAATAACACCAAGACTAACTAAGTTATCTGTAGATATACCTGCATCCTTAAAGAATTGAGCTTTTTGATCTGCCCCTAAGCTGCCCCAGTTAGCAGGAAGTATGTTCCTGAGTTCCTCTTCTGTAAACATTATTCGTTGTCCTTAGGCGATTCTACCAGTTTTGAAAAAGGCATCGATTTGTTGAATAGACAATACATCAGCACTAATGTTGGCTTCAATACCAATCTGAAACACTCTACCAGAACCGCTTACTTGTTGTCTTAGTTGATTGATGATTGTTCCTGAATTGTACTCAGCTATGTTATACTCAGATATGTTGTATTCTGCTCTTGGCAGTCTTGATGGTAAAGCTATCTGAGCTGCTGAGTAGTTACCTGAATAGTCTGTACCCCAGTTTAAGAACATATCAGTATTAGAGCCACCAATAACAAGCATGGCAAACTTCTTTAAGATCTTTAAGATAGAGGCGTTACCAGCATCAATGTGTGATGTGTAATAAGCAAACCTGAATGAACTGCCATTGTCAGAGTACAGAGCACCGTATTCACCGATATAACCTACACGGCTGATGTATAGTTTCCTGTCTCTGGTGGACAATAACGACTTAGGAGCTATAGTCCAGGTAGTTGCTTTACAGCTACCATCTTGTAGTCGTTGTTTAAGATCAAAGCAATAGGTGTAGATCCTTGACGGTAAACTAAGTAGATAGAATCCGTTACGTTCATCGAACACAGATTTGATGTCATCAGTAGTTGCGTTAGTGATCACATCAACAATCAAGTCATCACGGACATTCCTTGATACATCGAACAATGGTCCTGATTTCTCTTGAATAGTTCTACCTAGACTACGTACACCTGTATCAGACAAGAAGAAGATATCACTACCTACATCTTGTACAGAATCTCTAGCAATACATCCTACACCATCAATCACCTCTACTAACTGAAGGTTTGATGTAGGATCACTTTCAGCACCAGAATAGATGATAGTGCTTTTCTTACAGAATATGATCAACAAGCCGTTAAAGGCTGCTAAGGCTGTGATACTGTCAGAGCCATTAGTTAAGACAGATTCAATGCTGATAGAACCATGAGTACCACCATTCCATTTATAGCCAATCAATGAATCTGACCAAGTAACTGTCTTCTTATCTGTGGTGGTGTCAGCAACCCATAAACGACCATAAGCTGCTAACACTTCATTAGCTAAGGGCACAGTACCTGAATAAGAAGCATGTGCTGATACCTTCTGCCATACGTTACCAGCATGATCATACAATAACGGATCATGACCACGTTGGAAGAAGTAAGTATGACTATTAAAGTTTACTGCTTTCCAGTTCTGTGCTGTCCAGGTAGCATCAGAGTAAACCTGAGTAAGTGTTGTCGTACCAGTAAAGATCTTCTTATCACCGATAGAACCAATAACTGTAGTACCATCAGACTTAACAATCTCAAAGATCAATGATGGTTCTTCACCGTTAAAGCCTAAGGTAGTGTTAACGTTATCCCAACCTTTTCTAGCTGCAATACGACCATATTGGTCAATAACAGCATTCTCAGCACGAAGTGCAAACTCTTTAGGTAAAGCTACAGAAGAGTCTTGAGTATTGAGACCAGCAAAGCCTGGGGCAACAATACTTACTGACCT